CATAGAGTTGGCTATGCGCTGGGGCATGTCACCATTTGCTGTTGCCCAGGCGACCAGCATCATCCAAGGCAAACAGATGATCGAGGGTAAGCTGGTGGCTGCTGCGGTCGAGAACAGCGGCGCAATCGTCGGCCATATCGATTACGACTTCGCAGGTGTTGGCGATGCCCGCAGCATCACCGTGACCGCCACCAGACGCGGCGAGACCAACCCGCGCACTGTCGAGGTCAAACTAGCGGACGCGAAGACTTCCAATCCGCTGTGGGTAAAGCAACCCGACCAGCAGCTCGTCTATCATGGCGCGCGGGTCTGGGCGCGGCGCTGGACGCCTGCTGTGATCCTTGGCGTCTACTCGCGGGAGGAAATGGGGCCGACCATCGATGGCACCGCAGAGGAGCAGCCGCAGCCCGATCGCCGCTTGTCCCAGATGGCGCTTGCCGAAGTTGATGCGGCCCGCCGCAAGGCACTGAACGACAGTATCCCGCTGAAGTCGGCAGCCGCCACCATGCCTCGCGGCGAGAGTGTCCAGGACACGACCGTCTACGATACCGCCGACGATCACCACGATCCTGCCGATGTCTGCCCGAAATGCCAGGGCACAGGCGAATGGCGCCCCGGCAAGAAATGCTTCGCCTGCAACGGCACTGGCAACACCACCAAGCAACCGATCGTGACCGGCAAGGACACAGCGCCGGCGCCAGAACGCACGCGCGAGGCGTGGGTCATGTGGATCAACGGCCTGATCCAGGCATGTGATAAGCAGACCAGCCGCGAAGGCATCGAAGCAATCGCCGCGCGTCCGTCAGTGGAGAAGGCACTTGCCGAAGCGCCTCCATGGGCCAAAGACGAGATTGACGCCATCATCGGCGACTTCATGGCCAAGCTGCCTGCGGCCGAGCCCGGTGACGACCTGGACGAGGTCGCGATCAAAGGCGAGGAGCACCTCGCGGCGGGTTGACTGCGCTGATATAAATCGGGCCGGGGCAGCACTCCCAATGCTGCACCCGGCCCTGGAACACGCCGCAAGGAGAGTTGCGACATGAGTGACACAATTACCCTGGATTTCCTGTCGCGTCAGCAGACGCAAATCCTGGTCGAGCAGCGCATGCTGCGGGGCCTGGTGGATCCGCTGCCAGCTCGCCTGTCAGCCCTGGAAGCACGCTTCAGTGCCATGGAGGCACGCATCAGCGGCATCGAGGAAAGCCTCAACGGTATCGGGCTGATCCTGCGCCAGCAGACCGAGCTGCTCGCCCAGTTGGCGGGAGGCCGCTGATGGACGAGGAACTGAAGCGGCACCTGGAGGCGATGGAAAGCCGGCTCATGGCCCGCATCAACGGCGTCATGGAGCGGCTGTTGGAAGTGCAGGGGAACCTGCGCGATCTACGCTCGGAGCACAGCGTAACGCGGGACATGGTGATCGCGCTGCCGGGCGTCGTGCTGGGTGCGATCGAGGCGCCACTGCTGAAACGCATCCGCACCACCGAGGAACGGCTCGACAAGCTGGAGGGCGGGGCGTGATGGTCGTGTTCTTCACATGCTGGGGCCTCGCCGCAATCGGGCTATGGCCAATCGCTCTCATGTTTGGGCTGAACTGCGCCGCCGATCCACTGCCGTCATGGCGCGAGTTGGTTCGGTCGCATCCCAGGCGCAAGCTGCGGATAAACGCCGAAGAGACTGTTGATGAGCGGTTCTGGTGGGGCAATGGCCGGAGCACGCAAAGCCGCACCGCCCAGGCGCAGCGCGGGCACAGCAGCCAGGACGTAGGGCAACGACTCCGCAGGAACCCCGGCTTCATGTAGGCCGGCCGCACTCATACCGAGGCCGCCAACCGTTTTGCCGATCTCCATGAGGCTCAGTCGTTCTGAGGAGCCGGATGATGGCGCATCTTTTAGGAACCGCTGGCCGATGCGTCCTAGATCGAGCAACGGGATCTGGCCAGGCTGCGCGCGTGCCGCATTGTCATATTGCTGATTGACGCGGCCTAACAATGCCGCTGGGCTTATCTCCCCTGTCGATGGCGTGACGCCGCCCGCCGCATCGGCTCGCAAGGTCAGCGGCTCGACTGTCTTCAGCGCCTTGTACTGGGTCCGAGCCTCACGCAGCGCAGCCACATCGGCTGGTGACGCAGAGCGCTCCAATGCAGTATCGATAGCGTCCCTGATCTGTCCCCCCAACTGCCCCGATGTCGTGCTTCGGCTACCCTGCAGGATGTCCAGGCTTTCTCCCTTCTTGGTTAGGTCAACATACGCCTTACCAGGGATGACGCCGTTATTGTCAGTCGCGAGTTGGCGTATCTTGTCGATCTGGGTTTGGATGCCATCCTTCTGTCCCTGATCGATCGCTGCCTCCTTCACTTTCCGGCTGATGTTGGTCAGCGTCTGGTCAATCGTGGGATCAAACTTCACATTGTAACGCCCGGCCGCGTTGTTGAAGACCTGACCGATGCGATCATAGGCGTTGTTGATTACGGTCGGGGTGACCTTAGGCGCGTCTTCGCCAAAAGTGTTGGTGACGGCTTTCGCGAACGCCTGCTGGTTGGCTTCGTCATACTTGCCATAGCCAGTGAACGGCAGCCGGCGCATGACGGAGTCGAGATACTTGATAACCGGGCTGTTGCTTGCTGCACCGACCCCCACGTCAATTCCCAGTTCCTTGGCGCGCTTGGCGAGCGCAGCCGTCTCGGCGTCCATAGTGCTCGGGAGGAGCGCTGTTGGACCGCCGCCGCCGGGCGCCAGGCGAGCCCCCCCAGCACCACCAACGACAGTCCCGATCACACGCCCCGGTGTGCCCCCGACAGCCTCCCCAATCTCCCCACCGACCTCGCCCGCACCGCCCGCAGCGGCGCCTTGAACGATCGTCCGAGCGGCAGCAGGCAATGAAGAGAGACCGCCGGTCACCGCGCCGCCACTGACTGCGGCTCCAGCGCCCGATGCAACTCCAGCCTCGATCCGCTCCCGTAGGTTCTGCGGCTGCACGCTCGGTGGATTGGCAATAGTGCTGATACCGGGGTAGCCGAGCAGTGACTCGGTATCGATCGGATTGTGCCACGATGCCGCCGGCACGTTGGGCTTGCCAGGAGCATCCGACAGCATCTCGGGGGTCACGATCTGCGGTCCCTGGTTCGGCGTGATCATAAGCTGATTTCGGTTCTGGATGGCGCTGAGAGGATCGGGGTTCAGGTATTGCTCCGCAGCGGCACCACCGATAGCACCAACACCGCGAACGATGTCGCCTGGCATCCCAACGGTCGACACTACCCCGCGCGCAAATGAAGAAGCGGGCAACGCAACCTCGCGCTGCCATCCCGTCATCTGGCCTGGTGGCAGATCGGGGGGCGCCGTGGCGGCGCGGATCATCGGGGCATAAGGATCTGGCGCAGTCTCTGGCGTTTTCCCCGGAACGACCGGCCCCGCAGGCTGCGCGCCCTGATCCGTGCCTGACGACCCCATATAGGGTGCTAGCAAAGCATCGTATGGATTGGCAGTGCTAGCCATTGCTCGGCACTCCCGCGCGACCCATACCGCTGCGCCCGCCCTTCAGGATGAACTCGCCAATACCAGGCCCGAAATGCTGGTCGAATGCCTTGACGGTGTCCGGGTTAGCCACGAGGTGCGCCGCAATATCGTCTGGCACCGCGTTAGCAATCGCGCGGGCGGTATAGATCTCCACCGGGTGCGTCTTGTTGAAGTCGGCTTCTGCCGTCACCAGTGGCTGTCCTTCCGCCAGGCGCTGGCCTTTGAACTCATAAAGCTCGCGCTGACGCTGCAAGTCCTGCTCGATGCCTGACGAGACCAGCCGGAAGCCGAGATAGCTGTTCTCTGAGTTCGGCACTGCTGACGTGGCTCCGTTAATGATGCTGGCGGCTTCGCGTGAGCCACCAAAGTAGCTATTCACGACCTGCATACCCATCAGCCTCGTTTGCTTGTTCAGCGCCTCCCACGCACTGATCTGCGACGGATCAACGACCGGCCCGCCTCCAAGCAGTCCGCTGACGGTATTCAAGGTCTTGCCGAGCTCAAGCCTGGTATTCGCGCCAGCGCCGGTTGCGGTGAAGCCGCCAGGATTACGGTTTAGAACCTCGGCCGCATTGTTTGCGTTTACCAACATGCCGAGACTGGCGTTGGCAGTGTCGTAAGACTTCTTGTCGGTAGTCGCGTACGCTTTACCTAAATCATCCTCGGCGCTGCGCTGTGCCGTACTCATGCCAGGCGTCACCTGTTGCGCTCCCGGAGCGCCACTCGTGGCGCCGGCGCCGCTTGACGCAAGCGGCGAGGGCGGCAGTCCGGGAGGCAATTGTCGTGTGGGAACACGCACCAGGGCGTGTGTATTTGGGTCTTCGTGGATCTGTGGCTGCTGGTAGACTTCGGCGGCAGTCGCGTAGTTCGCCAGATCTTGCCGCGTGGCTGTGCCATTAGCGATCTTCGGTGCCACCTCGTTCAACGTTCGTAGCGCGCTAGCCTCTGGTCCAGTACCGGTGACGCCAGAGACATTGGCGTGGAGCATGGTCGGCGGCTGACCCGGCGCGAGTATCCAGGTGTTGCCGTCGTTGTCCGTGGTCGAGCGAGCAGTTGGAGGGCCGCTGTACTTGGTATCTCCCGTAAGGACGTTGCGCTGCATACCGCCGCCAATCTGCTGGAACGTGTCCGTCCCCAAGATGGCCTTGGCCTGAGTATGCAGATAGTCCGCCATCGCCTTGTTCTGCGGTAGTTGGCCACCCGGGCCGGCCTCGAGCATCGCCGCTTGGCGCTCCAACTGCATAGCTCGCTGGAACTGCGGCGATTGCATACCCGTGGCGCCCGTCGCTGGTGCTGGCGCCGCCTGTGGCTGGCCTGGCTGTGCTGGGGCCGCTGCGGTCGCTGGAGGCTGTGCAGGCCCAGGAGGCGTCTCTGTGGCGGCTGGTGGCAGCGTGGGCGCCCCTGGCGCCCCTGGTCCAGCGTACTGCGTCGGTGGGGGCGTGGCGCCTGGCTGCGCTGTGGCCGTCGTGGTGGGCGCTCCTGTGGCTGGCGGCGTGTAGGCGGTGACCGCGGCGTTCGGATCGGATGGCGCCAGCGTCGGGCGGTAACGGAACACGTTCTGCACGTAGTTCGGATCGCCGCCACCGTTGTAGGCATGCAGTGCCGCCGCTTGCGCCGCTGGATTGTTCGGATCGCCGCCCCCCATCCGCGCCTTGAGGTAGCGCGCACCGAACAGGATGTTGTTGCGCACGTTGTCCGGCCCGGTGATCGATGCCGGATCGACCGGCGGCAACCCGAAGCCGGGGCTGCTGGCCGTGCTGGGTTTAATCTGGAATAGGCCTATCTCGCCGGCGCCACCCTTGGCGTTCGGGTTGAAGCTGCTTTCCTGCCGCGCCTGGGCGAGTAGCAGATCCACCGGGATGCCGGTTTCTTTCGACGCCTCCTCGAAATACGGCAGCCATGCGGTCGGCGCCGAGGCGCCCGCTCCAGGCCCACCAGTGCCGCGGGCAGGAATCGCCATGGATGGCGCTGCGGCCCCTGTGGTGGTTCCGGGCGCTCCCGTGGGGGCCGTGCTGCCGGCGCCAAATACAGCGTTGAAGTTCGCCTGCTGCCCCGGCAAGGTAATCAGCCCCATCTTGTACTGATCGACCACCGGCACGCTCTGGTTGACCATCGACCGCAACACGCCCTCGCCGGGATACTCGGATGGCGCGTGCAGCGCGAAGCCATGCGACTGCAGCATGCCAACGACACGCGGATACGCCGCCGCCCGCGATGCCTCGTCCGGATACGCCGACAGCAGCCCCGCCGCAGCCTGTCCGACCTGCGCCATGTTGGCGTTGCTCAGATCGAGCTGCTGCCCCTGCATGTGCAGTTGGTTGGCCTGATACGCCTGCGCCGCATTAGCGACCTTGGCGACATCAAACAGCGCGTTCTGATCGGGAAACGGTGAGACCTGCTGGCTTGATGTGAACTCGGCCATCAGATCCACCCCAGATCAGCGCCTGCCATACCCGCGTAGCTCGATGCGCCCCCGCCACCGCCCCCGATGGCATTCTGAAACGCCGTGTTGCTCATTAGCTGGTTAGCGCCAGTGCTGACGCCCTTTGCCATATTGCCGTAGATGCTGGACTGCGCGTTAGCCGCGCTGGTGTCGGTCTGCGCTATGTTCGCAGCCCCTCCGGTAGCCGCGTTGGCAATACCGCCCGCCGCCGTCAGGCCGCTCCCGCTGAGCTGCTGCAGTCGGTTCCAATAGTTACTGAAATCGGTCGCTGCCAACCCGCTGCCGAACGTCTGCTCGGCCTTGAGCGCAGCCCCTGAGCGTGTCATCCCTCGCGCTGCCGCGCCGGCGTCAGTCGCGCGCAGGCCCTCGCCCAATTGCCACTGGTATCCGGGGCTTTGCTGGAACTTAGCCATCGCCGCGTCTGCCGCAGGCTGCCCGTTCAACCCGAGCAGGTCCGACTGGTCCGCCAGCGCCGGCTGCCCAGCCGTGGTCCACGGCGACAGTTGGTTGGTGGCAGTCTGAACACCCTGCTGGATCGCGGCATTGGCCGCCGACTGTCCGCTCTTGATGGCCTGAGATTGCATGACGCCGCCAGCGATTGCGCCAGCAGCACCGATCCCAGCCGCAGCAACTGCGAAGGGCAAAGCTCAATCCTCCAGTTCGAGATCGTGATGCGCAGCCACCGCAGGCTCGTCGTCGGCCTCGAGGTGGTCCGCGTTGTGGATACAAGCGAGCACAACACCCGGCGTAAGCGTCAGGAACGAGTGCATGATGTGTGCGGGGATGCGGATCGTAGCGGGCGCGCAGTACTCGATTGGCCCGTCATCATCGCCCTCTCGCCACAACCGAACGCGACCTTGCAGCAGAGCTGTGAGGTGCCCGTACTCGTGCCCATGTTGGGGTATCAGCGTGTCAGCGTCCGGGATACGATATACGCGATAGTAGATACCGGCGTAGATCGTGACGCTGACCGTCTCTGGCTGATTGGGCGCGCGTTTCATTCGCACCTCATGCTCACGATGCAGACAATCCTGTCCACAGCACCATCGTTGGTGATTGAGTGAATGCGCAGGTTGTCAAACGTCCAGATGGTCCCGGTGTCGAATCGCTGCACTGCTTCGCAGCAATGCACCAGCGCTGTGCCAGCCAGCGTCAGATGCGCCTTGCAGTTGTAGTATTCCGGCGCCCAGCTTCCCGCGTCAGTATGCGGCAGGATATCAGCCCCCGGCGGCAACTTAGTGAGCAGGATGCTGCCAAGCTCCACGCAGGCCACACGGTTCATCAGCGCGAAGATCATCGGTCGCAGTGATGGCAACTCATACCATGCCGGCCAGAACACGTTCCGATGCTCCAGCCGCCGCGCCTCGAGCCCGGTCAGTTGCTCCTCTGGCATGTAGCGCACGGTGATGTCGGTCATGGCCGCATGGGGAGTTCCGGGATACAGTCGTCGCTCCGGGTTGCGGTCCCATAGGTGCGCGGCACGGTTCAGCTCCAGCAGCACCGGAACCATGTCAACACCAGAGGCCAGTTGCACGAACCGCATCTAGCACTTCCCCGGCCTATTGCGCCGCTCGTCGATCGCCTTCTGGAGCGCCTCCACCACCTCTTCCGGCGAGTCGTCAGGCTGCACCGCTACAGCATGCCGCCAGCCGTTCTGTGTGCGGAGGTAGATGCCGTGCCAGCCGCCGTGGTCTCTCATGCCGGTGGTAACCCAGGCCACCTGATCGCCAAGCTGCCACTCGACATGCGCTCGTAGTGTCTCCAGCCAGTCGTCCATCAGCGCATCCGCCTCGCGCGAATGGAACCGCTGGCAGTCGCGCTGCCGCTGAACGAGCCGAGCGCCTGCAGCCACACCGTCGTCGCCGCCGTCACGTTGTAGCGCCGCAGCGCCGCGTTGATCCCGTTCACCGTCGTCCCCGTGGTCGGAAACGTCGCCGCGATCTGCGTGTCGATGCCGTCCAGGCCAGCGCCGAAGATGTTGCGGGTGCCGCCCGGCGAGCTGATCTGTGCATTCCCCGTCACATCCCAGTCACCCGCCGGCAAATCGAGCGACACCACGTTGATCGGCACATTGTTCACCAGCGCGATGCCACTAGCCGATGCGGTCATGTATTCCCCGACCTGGCCCGCTGCCGCATCCGACCCGTCCGTCACGCCCCTGCCAATCTGCGAGAGAGCGTCAGACATGCTGCGGAAATAACCGCTCCACGCCTGGGTGTGCTGGCCGCTCGTCTCCAGCGGCGCCTCGTTGACCGGCGGCGGCGGCGCCAGGGCCATCAGGCGCTGCCCTTAGAGATGTCAACATCGATGCCGTAGATCGTGGCGTGGTGCGTCATGGTGACGCGGAACATGCGCTGCCTGAACGAGCCCAGCCGCGTGGTGTAAACCCGCACGCGATCGCCGTAGGCCACCCCCGCCGTCATCGTGCGGCCCGCGCTCCAGCTGCGCCCGCCATCGTCCGACCAGTCGAGCACAATGTCCCTCGTCGGTTGCAGCCCACCCACCTCCATCTCGATTTCCAGCCGCGCGCAGAACGCCCGATAGGTGCCGGCCCACAATGGCGGCGTGATGAACTGCCGCATCACCGTGATGTCGTTGTCGGTGTCCACGATAAAGTCCAACCCTGCCGGATTGATCAGATAGCTGCGCCCGTCGACCGAGCTGCCGAAGTGGTTGACGATGTCGGTATGCCCCACCGCCGCTGGCAGCCAGGGCCCGGAACCGTCAGCGCTGCTCGATCGCTCGGCCCACGCCCCGGTCGCCACGTCATAGACCAGCGAGCGATCGGGGAGGTTGAGCACATAGAAGGTGTGCCCCTCCTCGAAATACGACAGCGCCGAGGTGACCGCGGTCACGCCGCTGGCCTTGATGATGTCCTCGATGGCGTGCGTTGAAATACGCTGTGCCTTGTAGCCGACGCTGCGGTTGACCATGCCGTTGGTACCGACCCAGAACAGCGAACCATCACAGATCGCCGCTGAGCGAATGGTGCCGCAGCCGGTCTGCAGCACGCCGCCGTTCTGCCGCCTGAACGGGAAGAACGAGAGGCCGGAGGATAGACCTGTCTCCAGCCCTGACGAGCCGGCGTCATACCAGATCTCTAACCCGCCGTCGCCCAACAGCCACAACTCGCCGCGCAGCGTCATCACCCGGCGGATCACGTTGGGCACGCCATCGGCATAGGCGAAGTCGAGTGCATCATAGGCGGTGGGATCGAGCAGCAGCGAGGTGAAGAACTGGCCGCCAATCTCATCCTGGCTAAACACGAAATAGCCGTCGAGATAGGTCACCGAGCGAGCACCCGGGAACTCGCCGCCGATCTGATTGAGCGCTCCGGTGTGCGTGCAAGTGAAGGCATTCGGCGGCACACAGACCACGGCGCCGTTGACGCCGACTGCGATCGTTACCATCAGGTTGAACGGAAAGTCGGTGCCGCTCGGCGTGCCGATCTCCCCCAGATCCTCGACAGCCACCGTTGTGCTGCCGATCGGCTGCGTTGCCCGATAGAAGTGCGTCCCGGAAGCGACATAGATCGAGCCGGGGTAATCGGTGTTCATGGCATGCACCGGCCCGGTGCCGTAGGTGACGCCCTCCCAGATCAAACCTGGCGTTGCGATCAGCGCGGCGGCGGTGCGGCTGTCTGACGGCTCCTGCTCGGCATACAGATTGAGCAGGCGCTTATGATTGAGCGGCGGCGAGGCGTGCTGGTAGCTCTCCAGCGGCAGCGGAATGCGCTGCATGCCACCGGCCGGCGCCGGTGCGGCTGCGACGGTCTGCGACATTCAGACGATCCGCCGTGCGCTGATGGTGCCATAGACGCTCATGGTGCTGACGCTGAAATGTCCAAGCGCGGTCATGTAGTAAGTTGCGCGGGCGGTGTTGGTGAACCGGTATGGGCCGGCACTCATCGCAATCTGCGTCACGGTGCTGAACACGGCGAAGTTGGAACAGGAGAACTCTACCGCATGGGCCGGATCGACCGACGCCGTTGTTGCTGACATGCCGGCGGCTACGCCCGCCACCACCGTCGCGCTTGGCCCGGTAAACAGCGTCTGCGCGCTGATTTCCCAATCCCCGGCCGGCAGGCTGATCGAGGTGACCGTCACCTGGGCATTGTCTGTCAGTGCCAGCGCTGAGCCGACCGCCCGTGCCGCAGTGATGAACTCGCCGTAAAAGCCCCCGGTGTCGCTGTTGTTCTGCACCGCGGTGGCAATCGTGCCGTAGCAGTTCTGCGCGACCGTGACGCTTTTCGTGGCGGTGTCGATGACCACGCCGATCTGCAAGTCCTGCAACGTGCAGCCGCTGACGATGCTGGGATATGGCCCTTGGTCGATCGCCAGCGTGTTGGTGATACCGATGCCGACGTGTCCGGTTATGTTGCGCCCCTGGAGATCGTTGCCGGTGACCTGCATACGCTGGCAACTGTCCATCAGCATGACGTAGGTGTTCGTCGGTGCGCCGGCGAGCAGGAACATCAGGCAGCCATCGATCGAGCAATCCAGGCAGGCGGTCATCCGCAGGCACATCTGGTAGCAGGCGAGCTGGCACTGTGAGAGCGACACCTGTTGAATGTCGGGAGCACCCCCGACCAGCGCTCCGGGACAGTTGACGCCGAAGTTGCACGAGGTCGTCGAGACCGCGAACATCAGCACGCCTTGTATATACGAGTTGATGTTCACCCCGGTATCGAGAAAGAAGATGTTGACCGCGAACAGGTTGTGCTGCGTGGCGATGGCTGTGGACGTGCCGGCATAGGACACCCCGGTGCCCTTTGGTGCCGGGTTCGCACCGACCCCGGCGCCCGCAATGCCTGAGATCAACACGTTCTCCAGCAGCGTCTCGGCGACCGAGGCGAACAGGATGCCGTTGAGCCATTGGCCGGTGCTCGGCCTGCCGCCGATGCTCACATCCCGGATCGTGGTCTGCGCCACGACGTAGCCGGTCGCATAGTTGCCGTTGATGGTGAGCGCGGTGCCTGTGGTGTCCACCGAGGTGGTGAGCGACAGCCCCTGGATGGTGGCGCTGCTGGGATGGTCCCACCAGGTGGCACCGCCGGGATAATTGATCACCAGGCCGTTGCCGCTGGCGCTGCTCCAGCGCAGCTCGGTTGCGTTCTGGCCGTAGCCCTGCAGCGTCATCGAGGCGTTGGCTGCGAGCGATGCCGTGAGGGTGCCGGTGAGGAGATAGATGCCGGGCGGGATCTGGATGCAGAAGCCTGGTGCGCCCATCGCCACGCCGGCATTGATCGCGGCCTGGATGGCGGCGGTATCGTTGGTGGTACCGTCGCCCTTGGCGCCATAGCGCTTGACGTTGAAAATGCGCGGGTCGACGAGACTGTTCGACACATAGCTCTGAAATGCCGGTGCGCTGAACCGCCCGCTACCAGCCCGCTCGCCCACGAACGACGAGGCGTCGTTGACTGCGCCGAGGTCGGGCATGTCGACAATGCGAACGCCTGGGAACGTGCCTGTCGTGACGCTCATGGCAATGGCCCTCCGGCGAGATAAATGGCTTCGCCTGGATCGGTCAGCGTCGCCGGGTTCGGATCGGTGAGCATAATGACTGGGTTGATCGTGCGCGGCACCGAGTGCCTCAGATGCAGCCTGCCCTCGGCCAGCAGATCAGTCCCGCCGCCGCCGTCGTAGTCGAGCTGCAGCGCGTAGGCGCAGCGCCGCGGCCAGCCTGCCATGGTGGCTGTCGGGAATGATATGTCGAACGCCCCGAGGGCATCGCTGATCACGCCCGTGCCGACCCACAGCACGGTCTGCGGGCACTGCGGCCAGTGCCAGTAGGCGCCGTAGTCCCACGCCCCTCGGTGGTGCTGATCGGGCCAGACGAGCATTTGCAGCACCGGGCCACCGATACCACCGGACAGATCGATCCCCTGCGCACAGACGCTATCGCTGTCGACCACGGTGACGCGGAGGAACAGGCTGTCGGCGCGGCCGAGCACGAGGTCGCGGCGTGGGATGTGAACGGGCGAGGTGCGCATGTAGGGCACCGTCATGGCGAATGAGGGCATGGGTTATCCGATCATCGTGACGATGGGGCCGTTGATCGCTGTGGATACAGGCCAACCAGCGACAAAGCCGGATGGCACAGCCCCTGAGAATGCTATATCCCCGAAGTTCGCGGTCACCTTGTCCGAGGTGGAGCCGGCCATAAGAGGAAAAAACGAGCCGGTAATGGTACTGATACTGGCTCCATTAACGCCGGTTGCCGGATTTGCTGTCCCGTTTCCGTTCCAGTTACCCGATGGGGCGATACGAAACCAAATCAGCTGACTACCAAAATCAACAGCGATGCCGATTACAGCGCTTGCGGCGATCAAGCCTAAATTAAATCCCGTCGCGCTGCCGTTTACGGATATGTTTCCGGTCAACCGGATAACATTAGCAGCCCCGACCCCTGGGCTTGTTAAGCTAGCTGTAGCTAAGGCTAGGCCGGAACTAATGCTGTTAGTATTGAGTGTCGTATAAGTGAGCTCGATATAATACTTCCCGGCAGTCTTGGCGTTGATCCCACGGACACCACCGCCGCCGGCAGCCGTCGTGGCGATCAGATTGCCACCTGTCAGCGTGCAATTCGTCTTGTCGCTGGGGTTCCATGTCGTGTTGGCCATCGGCCCCTATTAGCTCCACGTCACGGCAAGCGAGAGCAGTGCATCAGTAGGGCTGCTGGTCGCTGATGTGATCACCGCTGTGATGCGCTGCCCCGCCGTGAACGTATTGGCGCCGGAGGCACTCGCCGTCGCTGGCGTCGCGCTGCTGACGGATATCGCCGACAGCCCGGTCACGTTCGTCCCGTTGATCTGGATCGCCACGCTGAAGCTTCCATTGCCGGTGAAGTAAGTCAGCGCGGTCACAGTGCCAGCATAGGGCGCGTCGTAGGCCAGCCAGACGGTATCGTTGGCGACGATCGCACCGGTCACCCACTGAGCTTGCAGGCGTGCGGTGTTGCGGGATGTGGCCGGTGTGCCCGCTGGACCTGTGGCCCCTGTAGCGCCAGCGGGGCCAGTAGCTCCCGCTGGACCAGCAGGCCCCGTTGCGCCAGTTGGTCCGGTCGATCCAGTGCCCCCCGCTGGCCCTGTCGGGCCTGTGGCGCCAGGCGGCCCCGGCACGGTGCTGTCAGCGCCCGGTGGCCCTGCCGGACCCGGTGTAGCAGGCCCTGGCGGCCCCGGAGGCCCTGGAGGCCCGCGCCACGCATCACCTACAGGGTCGCACGGCACGTCCGGCGGCTGCGGGTTGCCCGCGAAGTCAGGCCCCCCTGGCACGCTGGATGACGGTGAGCCAGCGAACGACGGTCCGCCGGGGATGCTCATACCGTCAGGCATTGTCGGCGTCCTCCATGGAGAACCGTGGCTGCGACTGCTGCTGCAACTGCTGCATAAGGGCGTCGATGATCGGGCGCACGATCCGGTGCTGCCCCGCGTCCAGATGGCCCAGCACCGCCTCCCATTGCTGCGCGGTGAGTGTGGCGGTGAGTTGGCGCGATGGTTCGATCGGCTGCATGTCCATCACACGCTCGCTACTGCCGTCCATGCGCCAGCACCCTTGCTCACATAGAGCGTTGCGCCTGCCGCCCACGTAGATACGCGCGAATAAAGCGAGCCGACTGGTTGCGTGGATGACGGCACGCCGCTGCCGGTGGTCCAGGTCGGGCCTGACGCACCACCAATCTGCATCGCGGCCTGACTGGTAACGCCATTGATACCAATCGTGGCGACAGGGCCAGCGCCTACCATGAAGATCGAAGAAAACCCCGCCTGTGCGGAGATGCACAGGTTGGCGTTATTATCTACGCATATCCCGAACGTGCTGCCGTACAGAGAGATGTGCTTGGAAAAGTCAGTGCTGCTCGCAGCAAACTGCGAGCCGAAATCCAGACCGCTTGTCGCTTTGACGTGAGTGAATGTGCCAGCTCCGGTGCTGTCGATCGAGGCGACGCCGGCGCCGACAGCCAGCGCCCTGGTCTGAACGTCGCCATAGGCATCAACAGAAAAGCCGGTTGATCTGAACGCGGCCTGGCTGAACGTCACCTGAGCGAAGTCAACGCCATATGCCGCCTGCCATGCCGCTCCACCACTCGCGCCGGCGACCGTGCCGATCAGTGTGCCGGTTGATTTCATCGGCCATGTGCCGTAGGCGTCGCCGAAAGCGTAGCCTACATCCCATCCGGCACACGTCCCTGATGCCGATATGCCAATGCCGTAGTCCTTACCCGCATCACCCGCGACGGCATCAGTGGACCAAAATATGACGCTCAATCCGTGCTTGTAGTGACATGCCGCGCCAGCTTCCACAGCAATGTTGATTTCTGTTCCGATAACAGCTTCCCAGAAAGTCGCGCCGCTATGGAGCCTGGCACTGTCATTGCCGCCGAACAGCGAGCCACGGTTGTTTCCGGATGTGCCGCCGGCCGAATAGCTGGCCTCAGAGAACCGCGCACCTGCAACGTAGAACTGGCCTGGGGGGCATACCGTAGCGCCTGTCTGCGCAAGTGTGGCGCCAAACAGCGCACGTCCACCGACAGCGCCGGCCCCTGGACCGCCGCTGTAGACGAAGCAGCCCATGCCGCCACCCTGGGCTAGCGACGCATCCACCGTATCGTAGTTCAGTCCGTGGTACTCGACGGACGGCTGTTGACCGGCGGGAATTGCGCCTTCCATGACGTAATCCCAGCGCGCCAACTCCGGTAGGTTGGATGGCGCCGGAAAGTTGCGCCAGAGTGCCATGTGTAACCGTCCCTGTAGTGCGGGACTGATGTCGAGGTCTGCCCAAGGACCCGCCGTGGTAATGGTTGCCGGCGATCCAGCCACACCGCCCGCCAGCGTGATGTAGTTCGGCTGATTGGCCCCGATGCTGACACTACCCGACACCGTGCCACCGGCGAGCGGCAGGAACGGAGCGCCTGCTGGCAATGGGCCTGGGATGCCCTGCGGTCCAGGCGGCCCCATAGGCCCAGGCGGCCCAACCCACGCCGCCGGATCAGGCGGCCCGGAGGCCGTCGAGTAATCACTGTACGCGAGCTTATACGCCACCGCACACCTCGTGGGATTTAGAAGTACGCCACCGACACGGTCTCGCCGCTGCTCGGCAGCGCGACGTAGCGGTAGATCGCCACCATTGCGTCGCGCACGTCGTTCGCGTCGGTCGTCTGCAGGCCGAACAGTGGGTCGAGATTGGCACAGGTGAGCACGACGTACGGATCACCCAACGCGGTCGGAATATCGAGCGATGTCCACCGTGCGATGCCGCGCATGACGAGGTCATCGTGGACCGCCTGCACCGCCTGCTGGGCGTTGTCGTCGGACGACAGCACCATCGCGCCCTTGCGGATGCGCGCCTCGTGCAGTGCCACCATCGCCGGATCAATGGCCTTGCCGAAGGACGACCCAGCCGTTGCCGCGGTGAGCTTGGTGTACTCCTCGACGAACGCGCGCGGCACCGAGCCGACCGGCCACCACACAATCCCTTGGGCGTCCAATGCCGCATGCACGCTCGCCACCTTGTCGCGCATGTACGTCATGTCAGCGTCGATCGGCGTTTCGTCCGACGCGATAACGCCCAACTCGATCAAGGCGCCAATCGCGATCACATCGAATGAAACCATCTCCGTCAGGGTCGGAGAGTCGTCCAAAGGCACGATGCGCACGCCAAGACGACGGAGAGCCTGCTGTGCGATCGTGCCGACCGAGGTTGTCATGTGCGCCCCTGATGCCGGAGATAGAGCAGCTGCAGCAGTTGATTGAGCTGCGGGTTGTTCGGCCCGTGCTGGTTCATCAGCTGCTGCATCTGGTAGTAGTCGTGCGGCACCTCCGCGATGGCGGCCGCGTAGTTGT